CTTTCAATCGTCATCGCATGATAACCCTATCGCTGGGAGATATCGGATCACCTCCGTCCTAACAGTGATTGTTCTTTTTCATCTCTGTTATCACCTCCAAGTCTTTTTCCAAACATCTTGTTTTTTACCACTTTTAGGGTCGTATTCTGTTGTGCACTTACATCTGTTATGTCTAGCATAAACATTTTTAGGTACATTAGGATAGGAATACGTGCCCTCAATACTTTGACACCATTCACAACAACCACTTAACGCATGACGGATGATTTCAGGTTTCAATCCTGCTTTATAATGAAATTCTGCATTTGACTGAATAAAATCATCTACAATACTTTGAGTAAAATTGACAATCGGTTCATCTACCAACCATGCTATCGTATCAAAGCTTTCTTCACTAGATATACGATTTACAAAACCATCTATCTTATCTTTATTTAATAATGGTGTTTGAATTGCAAGACCTATTTTTGCCTTGGTATTCAATTCTTTTTGAACACTAGCTGTATAACTACTCACAATCTCATAATTTCGCCCTAATACGTCCTCTAAGAGCCTTTTAGCGATATTGTAATACATTTTACCGTCTGGTAAAACATCGACTGTTAAGGACGTACTGAGAGCTTGTGAGAGTATTTCTCCAATCTCAATAGCAAATTCATTAGCTGTTTTGTAGGTTGCTTTTTTTGCTTTTAATTTCAAAAATGCTTTTTCTACAATTTCGCTTTCACCATAAGATAATTCAAATTTATCCTTGACTTCTTTTAAAAGTCTTGGGAGAATATCAATTTCATCATTCATCTACTTGCTCCAAAACTTTTGTCCTATCTAGCATTGCTTCAGCTTCACTAGGACTGATACCCGTTGAGATCAATAAAGAAATAGCATTTTCTTTTGAAAGAACACCTTTTTGGTAGTTACTCAAAAGAGATGTAATTTCATAGGTTGAAATAATCCTATTTTTCTGTTTATCTGCTCCATGTTCTACATCAGATGATGTTTGTGGAATATCTACAACAGGTTTAGCAGACATGTCCCCTGCAATACCAGTAAGATCTCGGATGGTTTCTGCATTGATATAACCAGGTAATGCCTGGTTTAATTTAACAACACCATCACCAATCATAGTCATTGTATTGGCATCCGCTTCAAACAAAGGCTCCCATTTGACAGTTGTACTAACGAATTGGCTTCTTGCATAATGAAACTCATCACGTAAGCACGCTGCAACATAAGCTACGTTAAGTAAACCTGCTCCAATCGACCTCTGAGCCTTACGTCCAGCTAATCGCAAATTCTCATGACTAGCCTTGATTGCTTCTACTGATGACGGATTATCTGAGACAAAACCAAGGTCATCCAAGGTCAAGCCCATTTCCCCAGCAAATCCAGCAGCAGCCGTTCTTAACTGTTCTGTAAATGGAGACATACTGGCTGTAGTAAATTGTCCGATACTTGGTTTCTCACCATTGTCACTAGCTGAAATAGTTAACAAGCTCGAAACAGTTGCTTTCCACTTTTCTAACGGTTCTGCATCAGGATCCAGACCGATAATGTATTTCTGTGGCCACGAATAGAATTCAGCAGTAATATCAGCCCGTTCTAGTGTCCGTTTAGCATATTTTTGATAATACATTCCTGCTCTAGTAATTCGTGAACGACCAAAAGGACGAACCGCATCAGGCCTGTGAATAACAGGAACGAGTAAAGGAATACCAGTTTCATTTAGTACCGAATATGGAGTTCCATTTTTAGGGATGAAATGAGTGGCATTTGGTTCAAAATACGCTTCAAGCGTTGGTTGATTATAATCATCACGAGCTAGTACTGCATATCCTTCTATGAGCAAACCTGTAATAGGGTCAATAACTCCAGTCGCATTACTTGCTTCAATAACTTGTAATCTCACCTCATCATCTTCACCTTTAGAAATGTAAATGAAACTGCAAGATCCTATTAATGCTGCCAAAATTGCACTATCAAAGAAAATATCAGGGTTATTGCGATTGAAGATCTCCATAACTTCAAAATCATCATTTGCAAATTCTCTAAAAATCAAACGATCTGCAAGACTATCTACACCTTTAGTTGCCCATCCAAGGACTGACTTATATTTAACTCTGATATGAGCAGGAATTGTGATTCCTAACGGAGATTCATGATGCTGCATCGCATAATGTTTATATCTCAGGTTAACCCTACTCTGATAGAGACTCAACTTTTTTCTGAGATAGTCAATTCCTCTTAATTCCAAACCGTTCTCCTTTCATTGTGATGATTTGGCGCGAAAAAATATGTACAGTGACGGCGTGAAGCCCTCGAGCGCCTAGTGGGAGGGGGATACCCCCCTATCCATAACTAGGACTTTCCTCATACATTCCTTTTTTCTAAAAATCTAGTATTCTGTTAATTTATATTTTTCTTAAAAAAGTAATTTTATGTTTTTTTTATTAAGATTTATATTTTACTTTATTAAGATTTGTATTTTGTCCAATCTCTTGATTGTGGCAAGTTCCTGTTGCCAACAACAGTTGTACTTGCTGTTCTATCATCAGCATAAAGCTTGTCAGACTTCTGTCTATTGCATTGCCAGTGAGCTAACTGTAGATTCTTAATATCTGATGGATGACCATTTCTATTGATTGGAATGATGTGGTCAATGACTGGTGACAAAGGATGTGGATACTTCAAGGACTTGTCTACTGGTAGTCCACAAATCCCACAAGTATTTCTTGTCTTAAGAATAATCTTCTTATTCTTTTCAAAAGCGACTCGGTGAGGACCACTCCGGTCTGGTCTTTCTTGGGGGGTATTCATTTAGGGAGGGGCCTTTCTTTTTAGTGGGTATGGGGTGGAATTCTATGATGTAGGAGGGGGTGTTTTTTTAATCTAGGAGGGGGGTGTTTTTTAATCTCTGGCACCCTCGTATATTTAACATATCTTATATTCTGTTAAATAAAATCAACATCCTTAAACATCACTTGTAGCAAGTGCTTACATCTATTTTATTAAATACTAATTTACATTTTCTCAATGTGTTAAATAAATAGGTATTTAATAGCTAAAATTCATCATCGAATCATCCAATTCATCTTGCTTAATGCCAATGTAGTCAAGTGTGATATCTGGTGATGAATGATTAAACAACTCCATCAAAATCGCTACATTTTGATTTCGTCTGTAATGATGATAGCCAAATGATTTTCTCATCGAGTGTGTTCCAATATTCTTCAGACCAACATGTTCAGCAGCTTGTTTTAAAATTTGATAAGCTGCAACTCTCCCGATATGAGCAATTCTAACTCCATCAGTTCTAACTTTCTTTTTGCTAGGAAAAAGATAATCATACCCTTGAAGGTTATTTTCTCTGATGTAGTGATTTAAAGTCTTTCTTAACTCTGGATTGATGGCAAATCTCTTGACCTTCCCTGTCTTCTTCTCGACGACTTCTATTCTATCACCTGTAACTTGCTTGACCTGCAGAGGTATGATATCGCTGATGCGCATTCCAGAGTACAGACCACACATAATCAGAACGTAGTTTCGCTCATTTTTTGACTTCAAATAATCTTTCATTCGCTCAATGTCATCAAGTTCACGAATAGGTTCTACTTTTCTCACAATATCACCTCCAAACTACAAGAAAAGGCAGGTTGTGCCTGCCTTTATAATTATTTCATAATATAATTTTAGCACATTAAATTGTATATTTACTCCGAACTTACTCCAAATTTACTCCAAGAAAACTCCAAAAAAACTCCAAGAAAACTCCATTTTTTATTCTAAAATTTCAACCTGTTCACCATTTCGATACAATTCAGCAAATGCCATTAAGGCCCTGTCCAAAATATCGTAATAAGAACTTTCTGAAAGTGATAAATCCATTAAGATTGCTTCATCTTTCTTACAATCCCACTGAAGGTATTTTTCAAAAAGAATTCTACGATAGAGGGGATCATGTAAACTACTTACTGCTTGTTCAATCGCATCAAGTTCAAGTTCAGCATCAACTTTTCGGATGGCCAATTTCTCAACTTGGCTAACCCTGACTGAAGATTGAGACCGTGGCATAAATGAGTAGGTTGTTGTTACCTTCTGTCCATCTATGTCATTAGCTACTCTTCTCCATCTGAGATATCCTCTCAGAATTCTTTTGGCATTTTCTTTTGTTTTTGATTCATTTATATCAGGAAAGAAAGGCATCGTTCACCTCTTTTCTATGCCGTGTAATATTTCTAAGCCTATTGAATTTTAAATAACTTTTCCATCAAAGACTAATGTAATAGTCCCTGTACCATCTCTATGTTTAGAGACCAAAGCACGACAATCTGAACCGAGCTCGATTCCTTCAATCGTAATACTGCGTTTTATCTTGTTAACGTTGATGATTGCACCATTCGATGTTTTAATTCTCATTCTCCAATTCCTCAATCAACCAATCAAGGTTCTTTCTAGCTTTCTTCAGGTCTTCGAGACCATTCTTTTTTTGGAATCTTAGTAGATACTTGATTGCGTTTCCCCAATAGAAACCTTCGACTCCTTCTAGTCCAAAAACAAAGTTCTTAACAACTTCAATAGCTTCAAGCCCGAACTTTCCTTTATAATGACTAGGGTTGTTGATTTTATCAACCTCATCAAATTCTTTCAAAACTTGTTCGTAAGATTTTTCTTTCATTCCTTACCCTCCAAAAGTTCTGGATTTTCGTAAATGTTGCCGAGGATTTCAAATGAATAAGTATTATCTTCAACCAATTCTGCTAAGAGTTCTTTCTCATTGTGTATTTCCGACTCAAACATAAATAAAGCGTGTTTGTCGTCCCAAAAAATATTTACGTTTAAAATTCCTTCATCAGTTTCAATACCAAGTATATCCCCCTCAAAGATTTCCTTACCGTTCTTATCTTTCAGTCCTGTTGATTGCATGAGTTCGATTTCGTCCGCTTTTCGTACAAACGTAATATAATCTCCGATAATATCAAGTTCTCCGTTAAACCAATGAATTTCATCAACATCAATCATTTCTTTGTCGTTTTTTATCCACGCTCTAAATTTTGGTATCATTTTTCCACCTCCTCGAGCTCAATTCCTGGGCAGTCGAGTACCCAGTTAAAATCAGAATATTCTAGTTCCTTTCGTGTAAATGTTTTGTTATTTTCCCAATTGTTATAAAAATGGAATCCAATCTCTGTTTCGTTTAAATAGTCATCTGTATTTTTTAACTTAACTCTGTACTTTGATTCTTTCTCAGCCTCGTAGTCAGTCAACCAGGCTTTAGCAAAAAGTTCTTGATTCTTTTTGTCATGAAGCCATCTCTCAACTACTTCACTATTCTTAGCATAGAGATGAATAGTGGTACTATCAAGTGCATAACGCAAACTAAAATCATTTAAAAGTTGGCATTTAAAAATCCAGTCATCCATAAAATTAGGAAGCAACACTTTATTCAACTCTTGCCGAATCTTATCAGCATCTTTTAATTGATTACCAACCAACGCTCCATCAAGTAAGCCTTGATCGTAACCACTGCGATATTTCATCAAACCGTAGTCGTTACCTAATTCTTTTAGAATGGTATTAAGCCATATAGCTTGTGTCGTCGGGTCAAACCCTCTAATTCGACGAACGACATCTTTTAACTTAAACGGCAACGGTTCTGGTTCGTCCAAAGACCGTAAGTCTTTTAAAACCAAATCAACCGAGGTCATCTTTTTCTTGTTTGCTTTAAATTTTTCATATCGTTCAATTATCCCTTGTTTATTCATCTTCTACTTCCTCAACTTCAATCCCCTCACAATCAAAGACCCAGCCGAAGTCGTCATCTTCTAATTGTTTACGGGTGTGCTTGGTTCTGCACCCACCGATTTCGGCTTTTGATTCCAAAAAATATTCTTTGGATAATAAACCTTTATTAAGATAGCAACCATATTCATTAACACCTTTCACTTTCACCAAATAACGCTTCTCTTTCTCGACCTCGTAACCGAAAAGTATAGCTCTTATCAATCTTTTTCTGTTTTCTAAATCCCGAAATCCCTCACTCAAGTCTTTTAATTCTATGTCATTGTTATCTGTTAAATAATAACCCCAGCCAGTTCTTGAAACATGATATAAAGCTTTTGTAACATCACTTTCACAATTAAAATCAAACGTTTCGAGGAATTTTGCTTCTGCTTCAGATACTACGACTTTTTCGGGTTCATCTAACTGACTGATTAACCCCAAAACAATTTTCTTGTCAACATACGGTCTAAAGCTAGTAATACTAGTGTGACTTGGTAAACTTTCAATTTTCTCAAACAATTCTTTATTATCCATTCTTTAACTCCTTGATTTTACTTTTATATTCCTTCACTCGTTTCTTCCAGTATCCACGTTCTTCTGCTCGTGAATGTGCAAGTGATTTAACACATGGTTCAGTTAATTCTGATATGTGTGATTCTGCTTTCTCAATCTCTCGCTCATAACCTTCAATTAGCTGCTTCTTTAAGTCATCATTCATATGAATCACCTAAAATGGCATATCGTCATCTGAAATATCCAAAGGATTTGTAGCTCCGAAACTTGCTGGCATCTGATCTTCGATATTTGACTGGTTTGCAGTGTTATCACGTTTCTCTAATAATTGGAATGTGTCAGATAAGACTTCTGTAACATAGACACGTTGCCCTTGTTGATTATCATAGCTACGAGTTTGAATGCGACCAGTAATTCCAATCAATGCGCCTTTTTTCGCCCAGCTTGCAAGATTTTCAGCCTGCTGGCGCCAAATCATGCAATTAATAAAATCAGCTTCACGATCACCTGCTTGATTCTTAAAATTACGATTGACTGCCAGGTTGAATGTCGTAATTGCAATATTTGATGGTGTATATCTTAATTCAGGGTCTCGTGTTAATCGTCCTACAAGTGTTACATTATTAATCATTCTTACCTCCTATTTGATTGCCATGTAGTAGCAATCCCTTGCGCCATAATCAAATCTAACGCTGTCCTTCTTGATATGTTTTACAAAATGTGGTCTAGTTATTCCAGAATGTGCCCATTGATGGTCCTTCATGTCTTCAATAAGGTCATTAACATTGTTGTATTCTCCTAAGAATAACCTGCGATGTCCGTTATAGACAAAGTAAAGTTTTAACATTAGTATCTTCTATCCTTCATACTGGATGGATATACAAAACATTTTCCTGTTGCTCCTTCAAAAATTCGACTAGAGAGAGCACCATTCCCAAAATCATCAGAATAAAGCTCTTTAATCTCTTCACTGCTCAAATTCGTATTGATAATCGTATTTGTCCGATTATCCAAGATCTTGAACAATATCTGATGAGTCCATTCGTTTCGCTTTGTATCAGCTTTACGACTTTCTTTCCCAAGGTCATCCAAGAAAAGAAAATCAACTTCAGACAATAGCTTGACCATCTTAGCTTCTGAATAACCATTATCAAACTCAAAGCTTTCTCGAATCTTGTCGAATAAGGCTACAACTGAAACAAAGAGTACACTTTTAGGTTCATCATAGTACTTGAATTGTTCATTGATAAAACGAGCAAATCCATAGGTTAGATGGCTCTTACCAACTCCTGAAGGACCGGTAATAATTGCGTTGCCTGTTCTTCCTTTTGCATATTCACGTTCCAAACGCTTCACAAAATTCATAGCCTTTTCATCAATATCAACCTGAATCTCATAGTCATGTAGTGACTTACTGGCAAGTTTACTTGAAACGATACTGTCACGAGCAAAAACCTCGTAAGTATCCGATAGCTTACTCTTTACCTCGGATTCCATATTCAACTGCTTTTCAAAGAGACGAATGTTCTCTTTCTCGCATTCAGGACATTGATTGATTTCCACAACCTTGCCATTGATAGGAATTTTGACAGACCAAAGATGGCATCCATGGGTTTCACAGACATCATCAAGAACTGTTCTAGTTCTAAATTGTTTAAATTGTTTCATCTAAAATCCTAACCTTTCATCAACTGATGATTGAAAAGAGTGAACTTTTCGTGGCATAGGTTGGTTCAGATAATTGTCCATCTTATTACCAAAAAGTGTTTGTGGTTGAAGATACTGTTCATACTCTGTACCTTTCCACTTAGCGACCATGATGTCCACAACCTTTTTAAAATCTTCAAGAACATAGCCTTCTTTAAGCCTTGCTTTGATAAATTTTTGATGACTAGCAGTGTCAACCTTAAAATTCTTCTTAGATTTCAAATTGAGATAAGAAATAACTTCTGTACAAATCGACAATTTATTATTGTTATTCTCAGTCTTAGTATTCTCAGTCTTGATTGTGTGCACTTTTTGCACTTCCTGAAATGCACTTTTTGCACTTCCAGGGTGCACTTTTTGCACTTCCTGAAATGTACTTTCTACACTTCCATTAAGAGCATCAAGATAAATACGGTTTGGTAAGTTCATTCCTTGTCTTACTTCCGTCATTAGACCAGCATCTTTCAACTCCTTTTTGATTTTGATAATCGTATTGTTGCTATTGTAATTTAAGTCAATCATCAACTGTTCATTTGTGTAATACTGGAAGACGTTCCCTTCTTTATCATGCCAGCCATTTTTTAATGATAGTTCTAACCTATCAAACAGAAGCATATAGAGCATTTTAGCATTATTACTCAATGTCTTATATTTCTCATCATAGATAAATGGCTTTGGAAATTTGAAAAACGATAAGAAACCAGTGACTTCACTTTTTTTAATCATGGTTATACCTCCTCCACACTTGAAAATTTTGTGTACTCTTTGTGAAAATACAACTTCACTGTGCCTAAACTGCCATGCCGATTCTTTTCCAGGATCAGCTCGGTTACGTTATTCGCTTCTTGACTGTCTGCCTGTTCCTTCTGATAGTAGGCCTCACGATATAAGAATGCTACGATATCAGCATCTTGCTCAATCGAGCCAGATTCTCGTAAATCTGCTAGGATTGGCCGTTTGTCTTGTCTCTGTTCAACTGCACGACTTAATTGAGATAAAGCAATGACTGGTACTTTTAAATCTTTTGCAAGTATCTTCAATTCCCTTGATATTTCAGAAACTATCTGCTGACGATTTTCTCCTTTTGATCCAGTAATTAACTGCAAGTAGTCAATGATAATAACACCAAGCCCACCCATTTCTTGAGACAATTTTCTAGCTTTTGATCGTATCTCTGAAATCCGAATCCCAGCCGTGTCATCCACGAAAATAGGTACATCATAGAGATTGCTTTGCGCATGTATAAGTCTTTTCCACTCATCGGTACTAAGATTCCCAGTCTTCAGATGATAACCTGGAACCATACCCTCTGATGCCACCATACGCTCAATCAGTTCTTCTGAGCCCATTTCGAGCGAGAAGATGACAGTAGGCTTTCTTTCCTTGGTAGCTACATGCTTGGCGATATTGAGAGCCAATGCAGTCTTACCCATAGCTGGACGAGCTGCAAGAATGATAAGATTTCCTTCGTGAAGGCCCGTTGTAATCTTATCCAGTCCGATAAATCCAGTAGAAATCCCTGTCACAAATCCATCTGTCTGCGAACGAGTCTCAACTATTTGCATATGTGTGTCTAGGATATCGGCCACATTACGAAATCCAGTACCTGCATTTTGATTACTGATATTGAATAAGGATTTTTCAGTTTTAGCAATGATGTCACCAATCGATACATCACCTTGGTAGGCACTAGATAATGATTCAGACAAGTCAGCGATGACTTTCCGAAGAGTTGCCTTCTCTTTTACTAATTTTGCGTAATGCTCCACATTTTTTGAAGTTGGTGTTGAATTTACCAACTCGACAACGTAGTTTATTCCACCGATATTTGAGATGTCGCCTTGATTGGTAAGAGCAGACACCATAGTCGTAGCATCGATTGGCTCACCTTTTTCAAGCAATGACAACATAGTTTTAAATACAATCTTGTTGGCAGGCTTGTAAAAATCGTCAGGAGTTAATTCGTCTGCAAGTGATATCATCGTTTCCGGTGAGATAAAGACAGCACCCAGAACCGACTGCTCTGCAACTAGATCATGAGGTGGTATTCTAAAATCTTCACTCATACACTCTTCCTCCAGTAGCTTTCTAAGTCAATATTCATGACAGCAGCAAGGTTCTTTTGCTCGGTTAAGATTTGTCTACGGTAAGGAGCTAGACCAGCTTGTCGCTCCTCTTCACTTTGTGGTAAGTAGTACCCGTTTGGTTTCGTCTTCTTAGCAACAATTGGATGTCTAAAATTAACTCGAAGGCTTTCAATGACTTCTTCTAACTTACGTTTTGAGAGTCCAGTTTCTAAACGTATTTCACTTGCTTGAATTGGAAGGTCGAACGTAGCGCAATTAAGGATCATATTTAACACACGGATTTCCATTTCGGTCATATTGCGACTTACACTCATATTTTTCTCCTTACTTCAATCCTATTGGTGGATCTACATCATATGTAAATTGCTTATCTGAATTTCTCAGATTCATACGAGCAATATTACTAGCGATTAATTGTTTATTCTCCTTTTGAAACTTAGCATGACTATCCAGTTCATTTACTAGAGCCCAAAGGCATACAAGTGCGATAGTTATTAAATATAGGTATTCTAGCATTTTGTTTTTTCCTTTTCTTCATAGATTGCTAATCGTTTTTCAAGATCTGCAATACGTTGAATTGCATCCTGGTATTTAATTTGCAGTTCAATCAATTGTTGATTGATTTCCAGAGCGACTTTCTTCCAATCGAGATTTACTTCCTCGATAATTCCTGAAAAATATAATTTTATTTTGTTTAATAGGCTCATGTTAAAACTCCTATTTCATAAGTTGACGTTGAAATCTTAATACATCATCCAAGTCATACAAGTATTTGCCACCTTTTGTGTTTTGTTGATAACTGAATTTTCCTTGATCTCGAAAAGTCTCAATTCTTTTTCTTCCCCATCCAGTGGCATCCATAACAACATTAATAGAGACCATGTTGATTTTTTTAGAAAGTCTTCTATCAGCTTCTTTCATCGCTTCAATATTTAGCTGAACGAGTTCTTCAAATAAATCGCTTTTCCATCTTTCTCCTAAATCTTCTATCGCCACTAGCTATTCCTCCTTTTCTGTGATATACTGTAAGTGAATATTTTAGTAAGCTCCTGACTTTCGTTGGGTGCTTTTTTGTGCTACTCAATCCCATAATCTTCAATAACCTGAAGAATGAAACTGTTCGCTCGTGGGCCTTTAGTCGTCCCACTTAGAATATTTGTTACTTCCTGTCGCTTAAAGCCGTAAGCAACCGCTAGAGTTGTTTTTTTGATTCCTTTCTCTTTCAAGAAAGCATTAACCTTTTCACGACCGTTTGCGATATCTGGCATATGTGTTCCTCCTTTTTTACAATTTATGTAAATAAGGTACAACTAAAAATTAAACTTTTTTTGTATTATTGCTTGACAAACTCTATAATAAAGTCTAAAATGAAAGCATAATAAAAACACTAATAAATCTATAAATACCGTTCGCCAAAACATTTTTATAATTTATTTTCTTAGTTGTTTTTTTAGTTGTAACTTACTTACAAAAACTATTCTATACTTTTTTCTAGATTATGTCAATACTTTTTTCTAGATTTTTTAGAATATTTTTTGTGACGTCTTAGAAAGGTTGATATGTCAATGTTTTCGACGCTAGAAAAAATTAAAGAATTAGCAAAAAGTAGAGGAATTTCTTTAGCAAAGTTAGAAGAAAGTCTAGGTTATAGTACCAATTATTTCTATACTTTAAAAACAAAAACTCCAAACTCAGACCGCCTACAAGAAATCGCCGACTACTTCAACGTGTCCACCGACTACCTATTGGGACGCACAGAAAATCCTAACATTGCGAAAGATGGTGATGCTTCTGCACCATTAGACCTCAGAGACATTGCTGCGCAATCTATGTTATTCGATGGTAAGCCACTTTCTGAAGAAGATATAGATTTTATTACAGCGGTCTTGGAGGCACACTTAAAAAATAAATAGAGGTGCATTTATGACTGTAAGAGAGCTTTGCGCCCAGGAGGGTGTGAACCTATGCTACTTTGATGGAACAGGCTGGCATAGTCCAGGATTCTTCAATCCGACATTGAAGCTTCTTGCTATCGATATCAATCTGTCAGAGCAAGACCAAAAACAAGTAGCCCTACACGAACTTGGCCACAAGGAGCATTCACAATACCAGTATAATCTCAATAGAGAGATGTGCGAGCTTCAGGCAGACCGAAATATGATCCATTATCTTCTAGAAGAAGAGTTAAAAACCATGGATGATGTATCTGACTTTAACTATGTCCATTTTATGGAAAAGTACAATTTAAAAACCACTACTGATGAAGTAATGGTCATGGAAGAGTATAAAGCGTTATTAAATTAAAAAAATGTGCAATAACCGATCCACAATAAAAGCTGTTAGGAGGTTTCTTATGGAACAGGAACGTAAAGTTTTAGGTATTTTAGCTATTATTTTCGGAGCGCTCGCTCTACTCGGCTCTTGGATGCCTATCATCAACAATTTTTCTTTTATTCTGGCTATTTTAGCTTTGATTTTTGGACTAATTGGTTTCTTAGTAAACAGAAAACGACCAAAAACACTAGCTATTATTGGAACTGTTTTATCTATTGTTTCGATTGCTATCGTGCTTGGAACTCAAGCTATGTATGCTAAATCACTTGATAAACTTAGCAAAGATATTGAGCAATCGGTGACTTCAACAAGTTCATCAAGCGACTCTTCACAAAAAGAAAAGGACGATAAATTCAACTGGACTAAGGAACAATTCGATGCTCTAGTGACTGGTGATATTACCAATAGAGGTGCAGGTGGTTCTAAATATGACGATATTATTAAAGAACACGGAGAACCAAGCAATATTACGACAAGTACAGTTAATGATTATGAAAGCAAAACAATCTCTTACACTTCGTTTGGTACTAAATACAAGACTGTTGTCTTAACATTTGCAAAACAAGATGACGGAACTTTCTTGTTGACTTCCAAAGTTGGTAATGGTTTGGAATAAAAAGACAACAAAAATCCCCACACTCAAATTTTGGTCGAGGAGAGTGTGAGGATATCCTATATAAGAAACAACCATTCAAAAGGTCGTTTTCTTATACCCATTTTACCAAAAAGTGAGGTGATAATCAATGGAAATCAAGTCCTACAAAAAGAAAAACGGTGATACCGCTTATATGTTCCGAGCCTATATAGGTAAGGTAGATGGTTCTAGTCGTTACATTACACGTAGAGGATTTGAAACCAAAGGAAAAGCCCGTGCTGCACTACTTCAACTTCAAAACGATATTGAAAATGAAGAACAAACAAAAAAAGAGATAACTGTCGAAGAAATCTCAGAAAAGTGGTTAGAAGAATACTCTGAGACCGTACAAGATAGCACCTATATCAAAACCTCTAGAAATTTTAAAAACCATATCTATCCAGCTTTGGGAGATAAAAAGATAGGTAGTATCACTCCCCTCCAAATGCAAGAGCAAGTGAATGAGTGGTCACGTAAGCTTGTCTATGGTCGTAAATTAAAAGGCCTCATGAATAATGTTTTTAAGTATGCGATTAGACATGGTTACATTGATAGCAATCCAATTGAGAGTGTGGTCGCTACTGCTAGAAAAAAATCAAACGAAAAGAGTGATTTCTACAATAAAGATGAATTAAAATCTTTTATGAAGTTAGTTGCTAAGACTAAAGATTTAGAGAAGATAGTCCTTTTCCGTCTCCTAGCCTTCACAGGAGCACGTAGAGGGGAGATTTTAGCACTTGAATGGAAAGACTGGAACAATAACACTCTGAATATAAACAAGGCTATTACAAGAGGTTTTGCGGGCGAAGAAATAGGATCTACTAAAACAGTTAGTAGTAAACGGTTGATTAGTTTAGATCAGACCACACAAAATATCTTAAAAAAGTGGAGAAAACAAAAGCCAGGAACAAGATATATTTTTGAGAATGAGTTTGGCAAACCAATTCCTACCAGTTTACCAAGGAAGTGGTTGCTCGGTATTTTGAAAGATAGTAAGCTACGTCCTATTAAAATCCACGGTTTCAGACATACTCACGCTAGTTTGTGTTTTGATGCTGGAATGACCTTAAAACAAGTCCAACACCGTCTTGGTCATACCGATTTAAAGACGACCATGAATGTATACACTCATATTACAACACAAGCGAAGGACGACATCGGTGAACGCTTTGCAAAATATATAGATTTTTAAGGAGGCTTGCCTCCTTTTTGTGACTCCTTTTGTGACTCCCTTTTTTAAAAAGGAATACTAAGGAATACCAAAGAATAAAATAAAAAACGCTGTAAGTACAACGTTTTAAAAAGGAATGCAAAAGAATGCAAAAGAATAATGGAGCCGGTGGGAGTATATAAAACCTTATTAAATCAATCTGTTTATAGAACTATAACTCCTTTTGCAACTCTTATTCAGAGCAAACAAAAAAACCGCCAGCAAACGCCAGCGGTTTAGTAGGTATAATTAATTTGTTCTTTCTATTTGAATTTTTTTATTTTGTTGTGATTAAGCCATCAGGCTCAACTGTGAACTCAGGCTTGTCAGCAAGTGAACCATCTTCTTTGAGATAGTACCAACCTTTTTCTGATTTTACAAATTGTTTAGATAACATTTCTCCACTTTGTTCAGAGAGATAATACCAAGTTTCGTTGTATTTTACCCAACCAGTGATCATGTAACCATCTTTGTTGAAGTAATACCAACGGTTGTTGATGAAGTGCCAACCAGTGACAGTCGCACCACGTTTGTCAAGATAGAACCAATACTTGCCATCATTGAACCAACGGTTGATTAGACATAGACCTTTATCGTCAAATCTAAACCATTCATTATTGATTTTCTTCCAGCTATTAGTTGGATAAGAGCCATCTGACTCCTCCCACCACCAACCATATTTTCCTTGTCGCCAACCCGCTTCAGTGTTTGTGCCACCTTCAATATCTTTTTTGAATTGACTACGACTAATACCCCACTTAGCTAAATATGGGTATGGATCAACGTGGTCTGAATTATTGTTTGGTTGATGGTAGGTACAGTATTCATGTGACTTGATACCAGCTAAGCTATCTGTATCAAGTGTTTTTGGAATACCTGCTTCATCTGCAAGGTTACGCAATAATTCGACATACAGACGGTAATCTGTCATGAACTCTTCTTTACTTGAGTGGCTTTCAATCAACTCGACTGCTGCATAACTCTCAGCATTCCAGCCACCACCAACGTCCCAACTTCCGTTGTTCACTGGCCCTACTTGCATCACTCGACCATTTCCCACAACGTGAGAGAAGAAACCAAGTTCAGGGTCTTTTCTCCAGTGGTAGTCTGCTTCATTCTGTGCGGTTGAATTTCTATTGCCCGTTGAGTGAGCGTGGACTTGTCTATATGGTTGTACACCAACCTGTGGAAGTCCAGTTCTTAATCTACTTTTATCAATATCCATGATTTTTTCCTTTCATTATGGCAAGCGTTCTGGCCACGGTTCGCTTGTTAAGTAAGAGATTGAACTTACCCGAATATCCCCAATGTCCCTATCTGTTGGTACTGGATCAGTAAACTGGAAGCGTAGCATGTTGCTATCTCCAGCACCCCCTAAATACCATGTCCCGTAAGGTGTGCCTTTATCGTTATAAATACCACCAATTAATGATGACTCTGAACGGAAACCAACAGGAACTCCACCCAAACCTAGAATGAACACATTTCTTTCTCTGTCGGACGGTTGGACTTGATAACCCGCACCGCCTCGGCGCACAATACCGAACCAACCCCACGACAAACCGCCGAATTGATAAGTAACTGTATCGTTTTTTCTGCGTACTTTCAGATATGATGCGCCTAGTTTTGAAACAATATTCAGCGTTCGCCAGCCAGTATCACCAGTCAAGACTTCCCACCCTTGATTGTGGTTTCCAGTTCGTTTTATCCATTTTAAAGCCCCGTTTGTTACTGCTGTATCGACGTAGGTAGTTCCAACTGGAGCAACGACTTTCCCGTTAGGCATGCCAGTCCCGTGAATTTCATACTCATTGACTTGTCCACCTGTATTAGTTGGAGCGCTTGGCAAGACAACACTGCCACCTCCACCAGATAAGTTAAGAGTATTGCCATTAAGGTTAAGCCTTTGAGGTTCTTTCTGCTCAATTAGCGAAAGTCTTTGCTTAACTCCACTGTCATTGTATGGCTGAGGGATTTCTGATTTTTTAGCATACTCATCTAAATTTTGATGTTGAGTAAGGTAGCCCTTACCAGCTAGAGCCTCATCAGTCACAAATTTTGAGGTATCTACCTCTTTTTTATTTTCAAGAGTCTCAACTCGTTTCTTGAGCTCAGTATCATTGTAGGGGTCAGGTAGCTCTGAGTGTTTAACGTAGTCATCCAAGCTCTGATGTTGAGTCAAGTATCCTTTGCCATCTAATTCTGACTTAGTGACTAAATCACTAGTGTCCACACTTGACTTGTTCTCTAAAGCCTCTACACGCCTTACAAGAGGCTTGTCATCATAAATGGTGTCATTGTCAGGCTTAGTTTTTAAAGCCTTAATGTCATCCAAGATATGGGCTACATCGCTCTGATTAGCCTTATTTGCAAGCTCAGCCCTTAGCTCACTGTCATCATAAGCTACGCCTGGAGCGTTATTTTTAGGTAACAAGCTCTCAAGCTCATCCTTTGTCACAATATCCTTGACATCTATGACACGCTTTGTCTTTTGTTCCATGACAGGTGCCTGAGCAGCCTTGTCAATCTCACTAACTTTCACATGGAAAGAGAAAGCATATACATCAGCTGATTTTTCAATTTTTTCAAAATAGATGTACCCTACAACTGTCTCACTTGCAATTATCAAAGAGTTATCAAACTTGACTGTAAAGGTATTGCCATCTATGACAGCCTCAACCTCTTTATAGCGATTGGTGCCCTTAAAATGAAAGAGACAGATGACTTTCTCAGCCGTGAGCTCTTTTGTCGTAAAGTGAAATTCTGCTATCTCTTTATCTTTACTGTAGAGCTCATGCTGGAGCTTATCAATTCCTCTAATATTGCTTGTCAGCTCTATCTTTTTGCTGATAATTTTTTCCAATTTTCGCCCTCCTTTCTAAAAAAAGAGAGCCTAATAGGCTCTCCATGCTTAATCTTCGCTAGGCTCTGTATATGTCAGAGCTCTTGAGCTATCTGACAGCCCTGCTGTAGTAGGGTCAGGCACAATATTTAGGGCGCTCACGATTGAGAGGCCAATAAGATAAGGGTTTCCTAAGAATTTTAAGAATAACTCATAAACCCCACCCCAGCTAGTCAAATCCTCAAATTTTAATCCAAAGTAGGTCAAAATTGGTAGGATGATAGCAAGCAATAGGCGGATGATAAAAGCTCTGTTTTTAAAACGTACTAGCCAGTTAATTTTCATGTTAATTCCTCACTTCTAAATTGTTGTATTTTTGGTAGAGGCTATCAATATAGCCGTTACCACCTAAATTCTTGTAACTCTTGTGCATTTTGTGGATGATGTCAGACTCATGTACTGTAGTGTATCCACGGTTAATAGCTGTGGTCATGTCTCTCTCTAGTCTTAAATACATTGTGACCAAATGAGCCTCATCATGTACCAGTAATTTTTTATTGACATCAGAAAGCATTTCATTATTTGAATGCCCTAAGTCTTGCACAGTCTCTACTGCATTTTGAATAGTGCCTAACTCGTTTTTGAGCTCGTTAAATTGCTGCTTATTCAAGTTAGCTGACTTACTTGCTGTAAGTCCAAACCATCCAGTAGCAATAACACCAACAGTAGGGGCTAGATGTGCTATTAAATCTGATATAGTCACGCTTGCCCCTCCTTTATTATTGTGGCACTGCCTCAGTATTCAGCTCTGTGCTTGTTGTTGGAGTGTTTTCTTTTGGTGGCTCCCATTTCCAAATACCTAGCTTTCCATTTCTCTCAAGGTCTGCTAGTTCTTGCAATGTCTGACCTTGGTAAGTAAATGACTCATTCACTTGCACCATGACACGCTTGCCCTCTTGAAATTGCTCACTGTGCTCTGGGTTTTCAATCGTAAAAATGTCATGAGATTGGTAGGCTTTACCGACCTGGGCAAGGTCAACCAATTCAAGACCACGCTTGAATACTGTAGGG